GCCGGCAAAAAGAAACCAGTTCGAGACGCTGAGCGGGCGTTGGCCATCAGTCCCGCATGTAGCTGTGTGTAGCTACGGGGCTGGTAAGCCTCTTCGTGCGTAAAAAGACCCCGTCTTTTTGCGTGCGAAGGGCTATTACTCTTTTTTATACTGTGAAGCGCATCGCGTAGTTCAGGTCTTTACTAAGAGCAGTAAGTCAAAGAGCATCAGTAGTGGAGCGAAGCGTAACGAATGTGCGTTTTGACTGGATGCACTTAGTAAAGGCTGACGTAGCACCCAGAGTTATCCTCAAGTCTGTACGGGACTGGCGAGCATCTTTGTATGTAAACAAAGCCCCTTTGTTTGCATACAAAGGGCTAGTTCTTATCTATTACGGGACTACTAACCTTTAACAGGTATAAATAACATCGCTGAGTTCAGGTCTTTATTTGAGTAGAGGTCAATAGCGTAAGTAGTGAAGCGGAGCGTAACGAATGGAGCGGTTGACCGTTACTCAAAAAAAGGCTGACGAAGCACCCAAAGGTGTTATGTAAGCCTGTACGGGACTAATGACCTCTAATAACCCCCAAAATCCCCAAAATACGCCATTTAGACCCAGTCAACCCCAGAATTATTTCTTCCAGAAAGGTTGACATCCGGTTGGATCATGGTTATATTGGCTGCAACTACTAAATAAAGGAGCTAGCCATGACCTGGCGCGCACGCCGCAATTGCATTGACAAAGATGTCAAGTTCTTCTTCCCCAGCGACCGTGGAGGCGTCAAGCGCGCTATTCAAGTTTGCGATACATGCGCCGTCCGTGAACAGTGTCTTGAGTTCGCTATTTGCAACCAGATCACTGACGGCATCTGGGGTGGAACTACCGAAACTGCTCGCACGAAGCTGATTCGTGAGCGCTTTGGACGCCTTGGTGATATTGAATTCAACTATAAGGCAATCAGCTGATGAGTACGGCGAGCTTTATACTTCTCTTCGCTCTCGGTGGAATTGTAGGATTGCGCTGATGTACATAACTGGTCTTTATATTGACGGTAATCGCGTCACTCGAGTGCGAATCAATACAGATAATCACACATCCATTTCTCAAATGGTTGAGGGCGATTTTGATGTAGTCAACTGTGTATCCGCTCACAACGAACAGTTCTCCGTATTTGTCAACGATGTTGGCTTTTATTCAAAGATGGATCTCAATCTCGTTGCTTCCGTGCTTGCTGGCAGGTACCTCGTGGGGCCTGCGGTAGTTACTGGAGCATCACAAAGTGGAGAAATGATCTCCGTTCCAGCTTGCGTCATCCACAAAGCAGTTGGAATCGTGGATGCTATGAGCCTTCATAAAGCATTCGTATGAGGTATGGGGCCACGGTAGGAAGTCTTTTCTTCCTCAAGGACTCCCTTGTATTTGAGTTTGAGTACAACGCTGAGCTGGTTAAAGAAATTCATCACATACCAGGCGCAAAGTACGACAAAAAATTCAAGATATGGAGAGTGCCAGCCGTGCAAATTGACGCATGCCGGCGCATTGCGCAGAAGTTCAACCTCTTCATAGAGCCCACGGTGGCTCGTTTTGACGTCCCTCAGGCAACCACGGAGTTCGTTGGTCTCCGCAGGGACGGCGAGTGGGTTTACCTCGGATTCGTTTATGACCAAGTCAAGGTACGGAAAGTCAAGCAACTTCCAGGAGTGACTTGGCACTCAAAGACGAAAGCATGGCGAGTTCCAGTTACAGCGATTGCAGAGGCTGTCGCATGGGCGGACAACTTCGGTGTCCCAGTGGAGGATGACATTCGTTCGGAGGCAGAGGAATTCATCCAGAACCGTCGTCAAAAAAGCGAAGCTTCACGCTCAACTGACGCAAATGTCGTCATCCCCAACATTGTCGGAGACCTCCTCCCCTACCAGAGGGCTGGCGTCGCCTACGCAGTTGATGCACGCAGGTGTTTTATTGCAGACGATATGGGGTTGGGTAAAACCGTACAGTCGCTTGCTGCGTTAGAATACGCATCCCAGACAAGCGCGGTATTCCCAGCGGTCATAGTTTGCCCTCCAAGCCTTGTGCTCAACTGGAAAAAAGAAATCAATCGGTGGTTTCCGCACAGAACGGTGGAAGTGGTCACCAATCGGCGCGACTTTCCTAGTTCATCCGCCACCGTCATAAAAAATCCTCTTGAATACGGGGCTTCTGACTACTTGGTTGTTGGCTATTCAAACATCTCGCACTGGGAGCAGCTTCTTCTGGGGTTCAACTCATACGTGTTTGATGAATCTCACTATGCGAAGACTCCAACCGCCCAACGCACGAAGTCGGCCATCAAGATGGCAAAGTCGTGTCCGAAGACAGGAATGGTGTTGTGCTTGACGGGAACGCCAATCACGAATCGTCCTGCTGAGTATGCGGCACAACTGGAAATCATTGGTCGGCTCAACAGCCTTGGGGGCAAATGGGGCTTCTACAGGCGCTACTGCGGTGCCTATCAGGATAAGTGGAAGGTCTGGCACATTGACGGCGCCACGAACTTGGACGAACTCAACGACACATTGCGCTCTGTTTGCTACATCCGTCGGACTAAGAGTCAGGTACTCGAGGAACTTCCAGACGTCAGGCACGCACCAGTAACCATTGACGGGACTGCGAAGGCTATGCGCGAGTACAAAGAAGCCCAGGATGACATCATTGACTACCTCGTGCGTCGCGCCAAAGAGATTGCGCTCGAGCTCGGCAAATCGCCTGGATCCGCAGCTGTGCGAGCTCGAATGAAGGCGGAAGCTAACCAGCATCTCGTCCGGCTTGCCGTACTGCGCCGGATCGCGGCTCGAGCGAAGATGGATGCGGTGTCGGAGTGGGTGGAGTCCCGTATTGCGGGCGGACAGAAGGTCGTGATCGCAGCTCACCACCGAGAGATCGTTGACGAACTGGCTAACAAGTTCGGCGGGCTCAAGATCCAAGGCGGCATGGATGTCGCTGAAGTTGAGGAGCACAAGCGGCTGTTCCAGGAGGGGTCAGTGGAGGAAGCCCCGTGCATCGTGCTTTCCATCCAAGCTGCAAAGACCGGGCATACGCTTACCGCAGCACAGGAAGTGCTCTTCGTTGAGTTGCCCTGGACTCCAGCCGATGTTGATCAGACTTATAGTCGCTGTCACCGACTCGGTCAAAAAGGCTCCGTCACGGCTACCTACATGATCACCGAGGGAACTGTTGATGAGGAGATCTACGAACTCATTCAATCAAAACGTTCAGTTGTTGCCGCCGCTACCGAAGGAACTGAGTTGGACGACTCCGTCGGAGGCGCGCAGATCGTGATGCGACTCTTGGATGCGGGACTTCAGTCCACTACTGGCCGGACTTCGAGCAAATAGCTCCCGTCATCTTTGACCTCGAGCACGCTTGCGCCAAGCTCCTCGAGTATCGCATCCGCAACATCTGCGAGCTGCCGCTGAAGTTCACGAAGTTCCTCGCCCGAACTCGAGCCAGCATCGGCTAAGTCAAGCAATACATCTGTAATGACATTGACTAACTCGAGCCGAGCCTCGTAAATATTTGGCGTTTGGGGCATGACGCGTAGATTAGCAGGTGCTATATTGCCTAGCGCGGGAGTCCCGCAATCACCAAACGAGGTACGAAAATGAGTAAACCAGTAGCAACGGTCACGGGGAACCTTACGGCAGACCCTGAGATTCGGTTCTTTGATGGTGGAAGCGCAAAAGCGTCTTTCAGCATTGCCGTAAACAGCCAGTGGAAGGATGCGTCTGGACAAACGCAGGAACGCACTTCCTACTTTGATATCGTGGCATGGAAGGCCCTGGCAGAAGACATCGTGCGTGTCGCTACCAAGGGAACCCGTGTCATCGTCACTGGCACGCTGGAACAGCGTTCGTGGGACGACAAGAACAGCGGTCAGAAGCGCACTAAGGTGGAAATCGTTGCCGACGAGGTGGCGGTTTCCGTTCGGAGCATTGACGAGTTCTCACGCAAACAGCGTGGTGAAGGTTCTATGGGGGCGACCCAAAAGCCCACAAAGGGCCGTGGCCCTGCGGTGAATCGTCAGGACATTCCTGAGGACGATGAACCGTTCTGATTCTTCCTAGGGCAGGGAGAAAATGGAGAAGACCCCACCGTTGGACGCTACGGTGGGGTTTTTTCGTTTCCTAGGAGACAAAGTAGGCGAGAAGAATAATCAAGGCAATGGTCACCATTACTTCCCCCCAAGTACGGGGGAAAGATACCAGTCCCAAGTTCCGTCGCCATTCACAACGATGTCCTCAGGGGGCGTACAGTCGGCAAGGGGAACCGCTACCCCATTCCACGCCCAAGTGAAGTCACGATTCACGGTGATGTCGCAGTACGGCTTGTCGGGTTGAGCGAACAGGGGCGAGTTCTGAAGCACCAAGTAGGTGGCAAGAGCCACCAAGGCACTCACGCCCACCCAAAAGGCGAGACGGACGGCAGAACGGATGCGGTAGTAGGCAGGGCTGTGATAGTAGGTCATGAGAAGTACACTAATGAAGGGGTGTGACAAAGTCAAGCATTGCTATGGAACCAGTGAACCGCAAGAAAGCACCCCAGCAAGAGGTGGTGGAGATCCGCCGTGTCGGGTCGTGGGGCAGGGTCGTATACCAGCACAAACTTGCGTGTGGACATGTTGAGAGCCGAAAAAGACCCTCAACAGCCCCAAAGATCGCATGTACATGGTGCGTCTACGCTGAGCGCAAAGACGAAGAACTCAAGGCGTTGGCTATCCGCCAGCCAGACCTAAATGATGCCCTTGATGAAGACATCCTCCCAGCGGGACTCGAGACTGCTGAAGAAGAGGCTGTGGCCATCAAGGCCGCAATTGTTCGAGCACTGGGATGTGCAGCTGAAGCCGTGGATGTCGTACTCGAGGACAACGAAGGCACGCTCGAGGTCTCAGGAGCAATCGTCTTCCTAGACGCGCTGCAAGCTCGTAGCTATCTGTAGCTATACGGGACTGGCTACATGAGTAGCGAATGGTCTCGATGGGTATCCAGAGGCTAAGCGGAAGTAGCGGAGCGGATGTAGCGGAGCCGTTGGATAGACAGCGAGGCATGAGCGAGGCGTGTCATCTTGGGGAGTTGCCAGTTGCTCCGCTGGGACGGCCCTGGGCCGGCACAGCAGGCGCAGGCAACGGTGTCCGTACGGGACTAGCGAGCCATAGAGAAGTATTGTTGTCTTATCTTTGACCAGAGGCAGAGCGGAAGTAGCGGAGCGGATGTAGCGAGCCGTTGGTCAAACGATAAGGAACAATCGTACCGAAGTATGTGTAGAGGAGTCATTCATCTGTTCTACAAAAGGTTTGTAGAACGAGATGATGACGACGGAGTCTGTACGGGGCTAACGACCTTTGAACTTGAAAATACATAAAAAAACACGAAACTACGGAAAAATTTGAAAAAGTTATCCACAGATACGGCCCTTGCAAAATAAGGGTTTGAGTCAAAACCCCCAGGGTTATCCACAGGTTTGTCCTTGACGCAGAGTGTGGCGGGGGTAAAATATTTGAGCACAGTTACTACATATGGCGAGCGCCTACACCTTCCAGCTCGTCGGCCCCATCCCTCTCGTGAAGGAGATTCCTTTGATTAAGAGACTCATTTTGTCATTATCAATAGTGGTCGGAGTTGCAAGCCTCGAAGCAGCTACCAGCCTTCCAGTCAACGGCCTGATGGCCACCGAGGTGTCCCTGCCCAGACAATCTTTACCCGCCGCGCTTGCTGTAGTTAACATAACAACTGAGCTTGAGCGCCTGATCCTGACTGGATCGTATTCATTCGGTGAGCGTAGCGAGGCCGTAAAGAGCCTCCAGCGCCTTATTGGAGCGAGCGTTGATGGCCTCTATTGGTTTCAGACATATGGACTCCATAAGAACATGCTTGAATCGCTTAGCCTTAGTACCAGCACCTTGCCCACGGCGAAGAAAATCTCCAAAAGCTCACCCAGTCCGCGGTACCCAGCTGATAAGAGGTTGCGGTGCCCTAAGTTTGAAGATGAATTCAAAGAGTATGGCCTTCCGGTTGATGTATTTAGCTATATTGCGTACCGAGAGTCGCGCTGTAATCCAAAAGCAGTTAATGCCACTTGGGATAAGAATGGCAAGATCACATGGACCCTGAATAAGGACGGATCCTTTGACAGCGGTCTACTCCAGATCAACAGCTCGTGGATCCGCACCGTGCGAGAAGTATGCAAGGTTGACTCTGGTAGCTGGGCTAAAGATCTAAAAGCGTTGCTTGACTTAGACTGCAACTTGAGGATGGCCAAGTGGATCATGGGCAACACTTCAGGCAAGTTGCGCAACTGGCGGATCTACGGTGGGAATTAAAAGACTTTCTTAGAACAGAGTCGCAACGTCATGATTATACGTCTGATATATGTAGGAAAATTGTTGTATTAATATATCACTTAAGGCGTACCTCGATAGTGAATGTATCTCCGTCGGGAATGATGACGAGGTGTCCCTCTGCGCCGTCGCAACGTGCAATCATTTCGCACACGTCTGCGCCGAGGTACTCAACAAAGTCGTCGCCACCACACACGTTACGTAGGTCATCCCAGTCACACGTTGAGTCGTATCCCTCTGCATAGACGACGTGGTTCTCGGTGAGTACGGGAATGCCGTTACTCATTATGTATGTGCCTGAGTCTTTTATCCACCACAAGCCTGCGCCCGTCACGTCGCCATAGACAGTGCGGTGTTCACGACACGTCATTGCGTGTGCAAGTAGGCGTGAGGTCTCACGTAGGTCAAAGAGTAGTTCGGTCACGGTGTATCACACTCCTCAATAGTCAATAGCACTTAAAGTGAGCCTTTTTGCGACTTGCTCAGGTCGTCTCCGTCATGAACCCCTCGGGAGATTGGGGGGCCGTTTAGCGACGGGCTCAAGTCGTCGGTCGGAGCTAGAGGGGGACTAAAGCTCAAACTCGAAGTTGGTTTTCGGGGTAGCTACGATCTGCGGCCACTCGGTCTTGCGGTTCCACGGACGCACCACCTGAACAGTGCGACCCTCGAGGTAGGCATTGAATGCCTTGATGAAGGTTGCGGTGTTCTCGATGGTTGCGGAACGCTTGTAGTTGCTTGCGCGTGTCAGCCAGTTCCGAAGCGCCAAGGCAACATCTCCATCGCTGAGTCCTGCGCCAACACGAACGCCCTCAATGAAGGCATAAATCTCATCGCGGTCACGAGCTTTGTCTGCCAAGAGCATGAAGAGGATCCACGAGGAGCGGATTCCACCGACAGCCTTCTCAAGGGCGCGACCATGATGAACTGCCCACTCAACGGTATCAGTGTTATCTGCGATGTACTTGAGCACATCGTCAGGCGTCACGCATTGAAGCAGTTCAGAGTTGAGGATGTTGTTGTTGGCCTCAAGGGTCAACAGGAGACGAATTGCCGGAGCGGCATGCTTGAAGCCCCCTGCACCAGCGATGTGGATCACATCATTAACGGTGCGGGTCTTACCACGGTCAACGACGCTGAAGACGCTCTCTTCAAGGTCGTCCACTAGGACAGTCGGGAATGCGATTCCAGACTCAATGCATGCCTGAAGGCGATGCTGGCCGTCAATCAAGCACTTCTTACCCGTGGAGGGGTCAGTAGCACGCTTGATGGACTCACCAGACAACTGCCACTTGCCACGGCGCATGGCATCCATGTAGAGGCGAACGCGTGCACGGTTTAGTGGGCGGTTGCTGACATTCTCCTTCATCAGGGCAGTCGCAATTTCGGGTGTGATTTCAACGATGCGGACATTGGGGCCACTCTGCACGACTCCAGCCTTTATAGGCTTTACAACCTTTATAGGCTTTTTCGTAGCAGCTTTGGCCTTGACCGCGGGGTGGTTTTTGCTTTTCATAGCCATCAAGATAAATCACCTAAATCCCTTTGTCAACCTCCATCAGAAATTTGTTGTAAAAAGCTGAGAAAAGTACGCAGTAGGGCGGGAATTGCGCCATCCTGTTCACCTTCTGAAAGGACCGGTTTGCCGAATATGGGAAGACCATCGTCCCCGTATCGGTAGCTCATGACCCCACCAGCCTCGGTTCCATCGCCAAATACAGCATAAGCGACGAGGATTTCCTCGATATCGCTGTCTGGCCTCTCCCTAAACTCATCTTCGAGGCTCTTTTGGGCTCCAATAAACTCCCTAACCGCCCTTACGTTCTCGAACTGACAACCAAAAGCATCGCTTACCAATCCAATCTCAACGAAGTGCCCGTGTTCCACATATGCGGCATTCAGTGCCGTTATGAGCCAAATAACTAGCTCTTCATCGGTAGTCATCGGAATCACCTCGTGACCACGCCCAGTTCCGTAGTAGAGGCACGATGGAATCGAGGCTGGGCCTTTATTATCAAAACAGTGTGAAAGTTTAACAATCGCCCCAGAATTCAGCATCGTTTCAATAAAAGTAGTGTTTGACATACCACAAAGATACGTGCGCTAGGCGAATCGGTCAACCTGCCAGGATATGGAATAAATTAAACTCAAATGAGGAAATATGGGTCACGACATAGAGATCAATGCAGACGGACGGGTACGATTTGCTTACTCAAGCCACGAAGTGCCGTGGCATCGCCTGGGCACCCCGATGAAGGGGTTGCAGACCATGGAGGCGATGTTAGAGGCCTCTAATAGCGACTATGACGTCCTACTTACGAAAGTAGCCGCAATTGATGACGACGGCAATTTAATACGTAACCCAGATGGGTCAATAGTGACGATTGAGGATTCACGCGCAACAGTTAGACAGAACACGGACGGATCCTTTGACGCCCTAGCAACCGTAGGGACTAGGTACGAGGTTCGCCAAAACCGGCAAGTATTAGAGCGTGCGCTCGCCGTAGTTGGTGCCTCGAATGGTGATGCAGTTATTGACACCTGCGGAACACTGCGTGGAGGTGCAAGATTCTTCTCAACGATCAATCTTGGTCCGCTCATCATTGACCCAACTGGAATTGAGGATCGGATAGCTCGGTATCTCGTAGTTTCTTCAGGTCACGATGGAATATGGCCAGTACGCTACGCAAACACAGACATACGGGCCGTCTGTCGCAACACAGTGATCATGGGGCTGGAGCAAGCTCAGCGAGTCTTCACGGCTCGGCATACCAGAAACATGGATGAGGCAATAGAGGATGCACGCACCGTTTTACAGATCAGCACGGCGTGGTCTGACGAATTCCAGCGTATGGCCGAACGAATGCTACGCATACCAATAGATCCACGCTCTGGGGCGATAGATAAAGTGCTTAATAAAGTGTTTCCAGCGAAGACTCAGGAGACAGATCGTCAGCGCAAACACCGTAGTCATGTCTATTCAGTCATATTTGCGCTCCACAATAACTCGCTCAATGCGGGTCGTGTTGGAAATAACGGTTGGGCGCTATTCAACGCCGTGATTGAGTATCTAGATCACTACCGTGAGACGACACCAGACGAGAGAGCCATTGCCTCAATGGACGACAATTCACTCGTAACAAGAAAGAAATTAGAGACACAAGCTCTTGTGTTAGCATTGGCTTGATGGATCAACCGGACTGGGAAGAAGAAGAGTTCCCCTCATCGCCAAATTTTGACGATGAGCCCTACGATTATGAAGCTGATCGCCGTTATGTTCGCGCCCAAGATATCGAGGACTTTCGCTCTTTTAGAAGCAGAATTGCTTATGCGCGTGAAGTTGTTGGAGATGCAAATACTGTGTGGGGTGAGTCTGGAATGCTATCCCTAATCCACGCCATAGAAAGCCAAACTGGTTGGGCGCTTGAAATCATTGGTGAAAGATCTGATCTAGACAACATACTTATGGATAGCTTTGGTATTTACGATGACGATGCATGGCTGAAGCTTAAAAGTTCAGATGCATGGATTGCGTTATCAGCAGACATTTACGAGATGACAACACGACGCATGTGTATTGTGGCCGCAAACATTGCTGACACTCATGAGCGCAAGCCAAAGAAAAAATCATTGTGGAACAGGTTGACCCATCGCTGATATGTATGTATCTTCTGCTGCATGGAGGAAACAGACTACGCACCAAAGCCTCGTAACGGAGCATGTACGGGCAAGCCAGTAGATTGGTTTTTCCCAGAAGCACCACGAACACGGCAGTCAATAATTAACAACCGTCACGCACTGCACATCTGCAATGAATGCAATATCAAAGATGCGTGTTTTCAGTACGCACTAGAGTTTGAGTTGCATGGAATTTGGGGTGGGACAATGCCAAAAGAGCGTGAGTACATCAGGCGAATTCGTGGCGTAAAGCTTCGTCAGCGCCAATATGACCACATCACTGGCGAAGTGACCATCAGGTAGTGTTTCAGTAGCTCATGCCCGATTCAGCAAGCCCGCAAGTAAACAGCTTTCTTTCTCTCCTGAATGGAGTGAGGAGGAACGGTGCTAATTGGTCAGCTCGTTGCCCATGTCGGAACGATGATGAAAATCCATCACTCTCAATCGGGCAGGGTGATGATGGTCGAGTTCTCGTAACTTGCCACCGTGGGGCTGGTTGTGATGTCAGGGAGATCTGTGCATCAGTTGGAATTAGCGTAAATGAGCTCTATCCGCCGAAAAAGGAAAAGCAGAAGAAGACGCTGGTCAGGGTCTACAAATACGTGAATGAAGATGGTGAAATCGTCTTCGAGAAGTTGAGGTATGTGGATGAGCAGGGGCGTAAGAGCTTCGGGCAGCGCCGACCAGATCCAGATCGTCCACGCGAATACATATACAACCTAGACGGTGTAACAAAACTGCTTTACAACCTGCCAGCGGTACTCAGAGCCATGAAGAGGGGCGACCCAATCTGGCTTGTAGAGGGCGAAAAGGATGCAGACACACTCATTGCCAAGGGCGTCGTCGCTACCACCCCACCAAATGGAGCTGGAAAATGGGAAGCGCAGTTTACCAATGTGCTCTCTGGTGCGTTCATAGAGGTTATTGCCGACAATGACGAGGTCGGTATTGCACACGCATGGGATGTTGCGGAAAAACTCAGCGCTGCGGGGTCGGTTTGTCGCGTTTGGAAGTCACCAAAGTTTAAAGATATAAGCGACCATCTTGCTGGTGGCCTGTCGTTTGATGACCTAGATGAGATGTCTCAGCGCCCTATTCAGGTGAAGTTTGAGGAAACTGCCATGGGCGTTCTGCTCGATCAGATATCACAGATTCTTCATAACGAAGACCTTGATGAACAGCAACGAATTAATCGTGTGAGCATGGCGCTCAACTCCACAAACACGGACAAGCCGGTTGACACAGGCCGACTTGTCGTATGGGAAGATTTTTTGAAGGAAGCAGAAAAGGACTCGTATGAGTGGATCATCCCAGACATGCTTGAAGTCGGAGAGCGAGTCATCGTTGTTGCATCTGAGGGTGTTGGCAAAACGATGCTTGCTCGTCAGATAGCCCTCTGCTCTGCGGCTGGAATTCACCCGTTTACATATCAGCGCATGAAGCCAATCCGCACACTTACGATTGACTTAGAAAACCCTGAACGTATTATCCGTCGCACATCACGCAATATTCTGAATGCAGCCCTTTCTCGTGGGTACGCAAAGACCGTTGATGCTCACCTTCTTATCAAGCCTGCGGGTATGGACTTAACCAAGGCTTCGGATAGGGCATTTATTGAACAAACAATTGAGCGAGTACAGCCTCAACTGATTTGCCTTGGTCCCATCTATAAGGCATTCGAGGACAACGGAACAAGGACAAGCGAAGCGCTTGCTGTAGAGGTTGCCAAGTACCTTGACATGATCCGTGACGTGTACAAGTGCGCTCTTTGGCTTGAGCACCATGCTCCACTTGGAGCAACTGGACATAGTCGTGAGTTGCGTCCATTTGGTAGTGCTGTGTGGTCTCGGTGGCCAGAGTTTGGACTTGCTCTCCAGCCAGACCCAACAGCCACTGAGGGGTATGTGTACGAGGTGCGCCATTTCCGAGGGGCTCGTGATCGTCGCCCATGGCCGTCCAAGATGAAGCGTGGAAAGTTGTTCCCATTTGAGGTGATTGAGTTCGCTAAAGTGGAGTGATGGCTTCAAATAAAGGCTTGACAAAAGAATTCTTGGCTGAGCGTGATATGCGCATATTCAAGATGCGTCAGGCTGGTGTTTCACAGCATGAAATAGCTCGCCGTTTTAATATGACCTTGGCTGCCGTCAATGCGGCAATAGTGCGTCAGTTGCAGAAACTTAACCGTGAAGCACTCATGGCGTATCCTGAGGTTCTGCGCCTAGAACTAGAGCGACTTGATTCACTCCAACAATCAATCTGGCCACTTACCCAGCATAGGAAAGTGCAGATGGACGATGGTACAGAAGTCATGGTTGAGCCAGACATGAAAGCCATCCAACAGGTGCTGAGCATTATGGACAGACGATCCAAGCTACTTGGAATGGAGCAGACGAATGTCAATGTGCAGATGGATATAACCAGCGGTCAGGAGCCAATTCGTGCATCGCTTGCTGGATCTGAAGCACAGCAGAATGCTCTGAGTAGCTTCTCTCCAGAAGCTGAAGCAAGGAAGCTTTTGGAGCTCATGGGCAGATCTGGAGTTCTCCCCAGTGATGTTGTCAATCAACTCATGGGATCAAAAGAAGATATCATTATTGACGCTGAGATAGTTGATGATAAGGAAACCCAAAATGGGCAATGAAGACAATATTGACGCTGCCATGGACAAGGTTGCCGAGACCCTTGAGATGACAGTTAGTCGCAACCTAGAGGAAAATGGTGAGCCAGCGCAGAAGCAAGTCCTTCTGCGTGCATCAGAGCGTGACCATCGCAGATGGAAGGAAGCCGCAGCTAAAAATAATGTCTCTATGGCTGAGTTCATCCGGGAAACAATGAATAAAGCGTCAGAGCTGGCTCTTGAATGCCAACATCCACTTTATGCTCGGAAGATATATCCGTGGGCGAACATTTGCACGCTGTGCAAAGCTCGGTTGCCACTTATCTAAGTTCTACTTAATTTTGAACTCATCCCAAGTCTTGTCGCCGGCGCCGAAGTATTCCCGTGCGTAACCAGACTGGATGATGTCTTTATTCAGACACGCCGTTGTAACCGCTGAGACTTCCTCAGATGAGTAGATGCGAGCAAGAATACGACCATATTTGTCGTTCTTATCTGGGATCGTATTGATGTAAACCCACTTATGAGTGGTCAGCCAGTCCTCAGTAAACTTCTTGGCCTTTAGGCCCATCTCCTTCTCCGCCAAGTCCTTGGTGCGTGACTCTGGTGTATTAACACCATAGAGGCGTACTCGAATCTTGTGATGAATATTGAATCCAAGGTCAATCGCTAGGTCAATTGTGTCGCCATCAATAACCCTCAAAACGGTCGCACCGTACCAAAATCTTTCGCTCATAACTTCATTTTCCCATACTGGTTGCGAAAGTGGCGGAGACGAAAACTAACGCTTAAACCAGTTCAGCATGCGCTGACGAAGCGTTTTCTTCGCAACATCCTGAACTCGAATAATCGTAGTATCAATAGCTTTGATAGCAGCTTCAGTAATTTTGTAAGCTGTTTCGTTTGCTGTATTGGCGAGGCCAGACGGCACAGGGGTGACATTGATGCTCACTCCCACCTCAGCCGTTGTAGAAGAAGTCTTTTTGGTAGACTTCTTCTCCTGCTTCTTAGCCGCCTGCTTCTTAGCTGGTTGCTTCTTTGTTACGGCTTTTTTTGCTGGTTGCTTCTTTGCTACAGCTTTCTTTTCAGGAGCTTTCTTCTGCGCCTGCTTTTTTGCTGGTTGCTTCTTTGCTGGTTGCTTGTTTGCCATGCTGGCAATAATAATGTCGTCATTCAATGCGTGGTGTAAGCCATGATGTAATTTGGATCTATGGACATATATCCAACAACGCTTGACAAATTAGCCCTTGTAGTAACCGCAAGCACAATGGCAAAAGAGCAGTCTGTTAAGGAGTATGGGGTTGGCGAGGACTTGCCGTTCAATGTCTATGGGTGGAGAGATGACAGGCTTGCAATAATGTGTCAAATTGATTCAGGGCTAATGAATATTGACCCGATGGAGAGATTTGCAAAGCTAGCTAATGCGGCCTGCATTATCCGCAAAGGCTTCCATGTAGACAATTTCACGCTGTTGGCTGAGGGATTTGTTAGTACTGACCCAGAACGCACAAAAGATAAGAAACTTGCTGAGGCTTATTTAGACAAAGACTCACCAGTAAAAGAGTGCCTGACATTTACTCATGTAGGCAACGGCCGTGTCACGTTCATAACCAAGCCATACATATACTGCGTTCCACGAACTGTTAAGTGGGGTGAAGAGATGCACTACCCTGGTGGCACAATGTTTAGATCAAAAGACGGTGCAATACCACTGATGTTTGACAAGGTTCTATCTCTCGAAACGGAAGAAGAACCAGAATACTTAGATGAGTATCACAAAGCACTTGGCGAGGGGCTTCTCAAGGAGGGCTTCTACGCCCAGTGGTTCGTGTAGTATTGGCAGGACTGACTAGCCCTTTTCCTTTCGGGGGTGATGGGTGGCCTGCGCCTCAACAGTTTTAGTGGTTTCTGTTGCGCCGTTATGAAGGATGGTTGTTCTTCCTTAAGGCCACCCGTCAGTCACCTGACGCAACAATGCGACATGCTTATATTTGGGATAGAACACCCCTTGACTGCTATGGATTCGCCCTGTAGGGTACCCGCACATGGCCCGCCATTGACGGGCAGTCAGTCAAAAGAGAAGGGGATCAATGAAGCACGACCTGACAACAGGCGATATCATTGCTCGGCTTAAAATTGGCACCACGCTACTTGACCAAGAAGTCAATAATGATGCGTATATTCGTAGGCTCTTGCCGCCAGCAGAGATTTGCCTTGCTGCCGTTCAGGAACTTGAAAGTCTTCAGGCTCGCTGTGTAGCCTACGAGGAGACTATCCGTCAATTGACGGCTGAGTTGAATCAAGTCAGATAAACAAACAACATAAAAGGAAAACAATGAAACCCATTAAAATACTCAAATCAACAACGATCCTCGCAGCGCTCGCCGGCCTGATCTTGAGCATCTCGCTCTTCTTCAGTGGCAACGACGAAAGCGACAAACTCAACGGGATCTATGTCGGCATTTGGGTGCCCTCGATTCTGGCTCTTGGCTGCTTCGTGCTTGCCCTCAAAGACCGGGATTGGTGAAGATGTCGGAGGCAACTCTCTTTTGTTTTGGGGCGGTCATTTTTCTCGTAGCCTTTACGGGAGCAATCCTGTACGGCATGTCCGCCACAGAACAGAAATTTATCAAAGAGACAACACTGCAAAAACCTCAATCGTGGGAGGTTTCGCTTGATGGTGTTATCTCAAGAGGACAGAAAGCGAAGACGAAGTGACTTCCAGAGACACCTATGACATTGAGGCTTACGCCAAGGAGTTGGAGCGTGGACGCACCAATCTTCAGCCAGCACTGCTCGT